TTCACTTGGCCCATAGTCTGGTGAAAGTACAACCTTACCATTTAGCAGGGCATACTTTATTCTTTTACTTGTTCGATCTTTGTATGGATGCTTGTCATAAACATCTAAGACATCTGTATCGATATCTGCTGTAATTTTATCTCCCTCATTTCCAGTGGTCAGGGTAAAAGATTTAACCTCTATTAGTTCAGGCCACTCCGCACGATACCATGCATCTCTCAATCTTGAGTTCAGAGTGTTCTTAAAGAAAAACTTGTCAGTCTGGTCAAGAGTTGCGAGTCCTGCCATACTCTGGAATCTTTTCTCAATAACTTCGTAACTTAATTCTTCCATTACTGAACATTGTTGTTAAGGGTTGCTGACTGACTTCCTGCCTCTCCTGAACCAACAGTTTGTCGATGTCTATTGAATTGAGATGGTGGACGATATTGCAAAATATCATGACGAAACTGACGGCCTTGATTTGAAATTCTGTCTATTTCTGAAATCAATTTTGATTCACTGACCTGATCCTCTGCAAGTGCCTTGGATGTCTGTCCGTCACTCCTCAAAAAATCTGCATATGTTCCTGCAACTATATAACTAAAATAAACATGTGGTATGTTTGGATTGTCACCACTTGCAGATCCATATTTGCCAGTTGTAATGCTACTGGTTTCATTGATCGCTTTTGACAAATCCTTGCGATAGGTAAAGAAAACGGAACTACCTGATAAACTGGTTGAGTTGATAATGTTTACACACGGATCACCTGAAGAAGTTAAGCCAATGGCAAATGGGTACTCATCTGGATAATCATCGGTAAATGGATTTTCCTTGTGGATCCTAAAAACAACATTTGCATCAAAATCTATTTCATCTTGAGTTGATCCAGAACCAATGTTGTAAGTCCGTACAGTGTTGCCAGTCAAAGTGACTGACTCGCCAATTACTGTAAAAATAGGCCAAGGATATCGTTCATGTGCAGTTCTTGCCCTTGCGTTGGCAAACTCTTTTATATGTGCCTCATCTGTAGTCGTAAAACTATCAATTCCTGTCAGTGCCTTAACCCTGTTAGTTAAGTCGGAATATGGTACAGTGGGAAAGTTCGCCATCCTTCATCAATCTGGTTGGATTCGGCATTCTGGATTGTCTTTCAGAAACTTGTCCCTACTTGCCTTGTCGTTCCAAAACCCCTTGTCCTGTTGTTCCCATCTTAAAAAAGTACGAGCATCAATTGATGCAGTTGGTTTCATGTTTTTGAGTTTCTGCCCACGATGCGACTGAGCAAGTCTGGCAACATCTCGTTGCCTCTCCTTGTAAGTCGATTTCTCACGAATTACCGCTTCAGCATTTTGCCTCTCCATATCACGAATGGTTTCAGATTGAGACCTTTTCGTGGATCCACCTTTGACTATTATATTAAGACTCATAAAAAAGATTGTAGTGGGGAGGTTTTGGCCCCCCCACTACTAATACTAACTACACACACAATAAACATTCCACTGCACTGGAATGAATAAGATTAAATGATTGAACCTAGAGGTTTTCCACCTGCCGTTGGAGTCATGGTTAACATGGCTCGGCAGAGTCCCCTTTGACCACCACCATCAGCATCCTCAAGATCAATACTCTTGATGTCCTCAAGGAATCGAATGGAGATGTGATTGTCAGCAGGAATTAAATAACCTCGGTTGCGTTGCTGATCAGATGCAGAACCACCTGAAACTTTACCGAAAGGTTGACCAGAAACCATACCTAAGAGTAGGGATGGAACAATGTAAACTCGACCCCAGTCAGAGATATACTCAGTTACGCTAAGACGAAGAACTCCGTCACCAACATTTTGAGTCAATTGGCGGGAACTGGTGTTGTTCACTCTCGTCATATCGGCAATTTCGTTGACCAATTTTGGCCCCGCAATCAACTTATAACTAGTGGCATTTCCATGTCCTTCATAAACTCCTTGCAGTAGGGTTCTAAAGTTGTCTTCGCTCATTGTTCCACCAGTCGAAAGATCGAATCTGGAAGAGGTTAAAGAACGATAGGCTTGCTTGGTCGCATTACCATATTCAGTGGTATCAGCAGGATTCGTCCATGCTCCAAGACCCGCCATTTTGTCCCCTGCACCTACACTACCTGCAGAAGAGTTGTTGTCGGAACCAAGAGCAGATTCAATATCTCTTTTTAGTTCCAGTAAACTGCGAGCCTTATTTGATCCATAGAGATCACTTGGCCCTGCGACTGAAATTGCTTGGGCTTGAGGAGATACAGAGTGAGTCTTTTCAAACTGTTGGATCCTTGCACCAAGACGAGCACGAGTCTGAGTCTTGTCGTTAAAGTTGTTTGGGAAAGCAAGTGCTTTTCCGTCAATAACTCCATCGAAGGAAGGAACATCAAGGTCATCGACCATGAATTCCGTCAACATGGCATTGGCTTTTGGGCCTCTGCTTAAAAGTGAAAATAATGGAGTCTGTTCTACTTCAGTTCTGCGAAGGGTGTTGTCTAAGGATTCCCTTGCACCTTGTGCTGAAGTGGTGTCATATGAATTTGCTAATGGCATGATAAATAAATTTTAAGAATTTGTAAGAAATGCGGTCAATTGATCGCTAGATATATTTGAATCACCTAAGTATTTTTTTCGCATTTCACTGTCTGATTTTTTCGCACCTCTGACTGGAGGACTGACATCACTTGCAGTGTCCATTGGAGGGTTTGGCTTGATCTTACGAACAGATTTTTTTGGAGACTTTTTTGCTAATTTAGAAAAGTGACCTTCGACCATCAGTGCTCTTAAATACAATCCATTTGGAAGATTGTTAAGTGGAGCAAAACTCTTATCATTCATCATCGTCTGGAGAAGTTTGAACTCCTCGCTTTTTGTGTCATTGATGAAGTCAAAGTCTTGAACTGCTTGTTGCTCAGATCCTGCTTTCTTTTGTAAAAATTTAAGCCGATCTGGAATCATTTCGTCCAAGTGATCCTCTGCCTGATCTCTAATCTGTTTGATTTCTTCGGAAGTGTATTCTTTGTCCCCCTCGGTAACATAAGGTTCACCCTCGTTTTGCCTTGCCCATTTTTTAGCGGACAGTGCTTGTTGCCTTAACTCCTCTAATTCTTCAATCGTTTGAATATTATCAATCGTTGGATTTTCAGAAGTGGTTGAGTCAACTTTTAAGGATTCAACTTGTGCCTGTAGTGCCGTTACTTGTTCTTCAGCGGATTTTGCCCTTGCGGTCAATTTTCCTACCTGACGGACGAGTTTCTTTACTCCTTTAGGTTCTTCAGTTTCTTGGTCAGTCTCGTCATCCTCTTCGGATTCTTCGACTTCCTCAACTTCCTCTTGCGAATCATCTGACTGTGAAAGAACGGATTCAGTTTCGGATGCCTCTACCTCTTCTTCAGTGGTAACATCTTCTTCTGCTTCGGCAGGTTTACTAAGCAAGCCCAGTAGATCTGCTGAAGTTAAATTTCCTTGGTTTTCTGTTGCTTCATCGAGGGCAACCTCCTCGTTTTGGTTTTCACTCATATCTGCATTTGTTAAGTCGCATTCTCATCTACAGGCAGGGATGCCTGTCACTGGTCATTATAACCTGAAAAATTTCTTTGTAGACTAACGCATTTTATTTTCTTGCTGTCTTTGCTGATCGCTTGAGAGCCTTGGACGAAACAGTGCCAGTGCCTTTGCGACTGGTTCCTGCTTTCTTGCGTTTATTCATATTGTAGTAGAGTCCCTTCTTGGCGACTCCACCATCTTTTGTTTTGTGGTATCCCTTTTTCATTCTGGTGTAAATTCTACTATATCTTCTCCTAAAAATTCATTGATTGCATTCATTGCTTCCTGTGCAATTTCCTCATCTGAAAGATCAGATTCCTCAATCCATCGATTTAGGATATTAAAAATTTCATTTCTTACCTGACGATTTGCTTGGCTCGACATTAGTCTTGTGCTCCTCGATAACTGATTGCAGTGTTTTCATTGCAGAAATTCCACCCGCCAAATATGCGAGAAGTTGTGGGTTTTCCGCATTTTTAATATCTGACAAATCCTGTACATGAGTTTCAATAAACTCATGCATCAGGCCCTCAATTATTTTAAAATCATCCCGATCTTGAAGTTGTGCAATTGCTTGTGGAAGTTCCATTATAATGATGTTGCAGGTGCGTTGCCCTGAGGAGTTCCCAGACGACCAATAAGAGCATTCTGGCGTTGCTGTTCAACGAACTCCAAGCCCTTAACATACTGCTCGATTCTGGCCTTAAAACCTTCATCGGTTTGCATACGATTTTGAACATCAGTGGCAGGAATTTCTTTTGTTCCCTGCAAGAAAGATTGCATCACCTGCATTCGCAACTGGGTGTTTGCATTTTGAGGAGCCTGAACAACTTGACCAGATGAAATCTTAGCAATGTCCTGAGAGGTTTCTTCAACCTCCCGATCCGTTGCTTCCTGCTCTGGGGCAATTAATCGATCTGCCATTGCAGGATCAATATTTTCAGCGAACATTCGCATAAATTCTCCATAGTTAGCCTGTCCTTTTCTGTCGTAGGACGAAAAGATTTCACCCATGACTTTCAAGCGATCAATGTACTTGTCCTGATCCAATGTGTTAGCATCAAATGTAAGGTGGAAATCAAAAGTTTCAGATACATCATCAAATGCAGTTTCAATATCTTTTTCGTTGGCTAAGACACGATTCCAACCCTCTGGCCCCGCATATGTTTTTTGCAAGTGCCAGATTTGTCTAAGCACTGGCCTCCAAGAGTCCAACCACATCATGATCCGTTCCTGCCTGACTAGGTTTGCCTCAATGACATCTTCCTGCCCAGTTGGCCTACCCATTAAACTTTTTGCAGTCAGACGGAGGAAGTTTTCCACCTCTGTAGATGCAGGGTTGTAGGCAGGTATATCCATGTACTGAACCTCACCCTGTCTGCGAACTGGAACAAAGGATCCTGGGCCTATAGATTCAGGTTTTCTACCAGTCAAATAAGTTAAGGGTGGAACAGTTGAGAGCGAAGCTCGATCAATCCGCATGTCTTGCTCGACCTTGACTCCCTGCTCATATGGTCGAAGGATGTCAGGCACTCCACGAGAGTCTAAAATTCTATGGTTAATGGTTTCCCTGCAGAAGATGGTAAATGGGTAAACTCCCTTGCCATATTTATTGACTTCGTGCTTTGCGAAACCTTCCACCTGTTCAGCGAAGATTGTCTGAGTAATAAGTGGGATCCCATCGTCATCAATGACCTTGCGATAGCATGTGACCAACTGAATTAATCCAGTATCATGATCGACACTGTCCATCAATGGATTGGTAAGAGAATCAGGATATTCACTGGTCGGAGATCCTGCAGGTGCCGACTTGATTACTTCGTCCACGAAACTGGAATCATAACCCTCAGTGATTACCATCTCACGCAAGGATTCAGGAGTATGGTGGTGTAGGCAGTAGACAGAGCGAGCGTTCTGAATGTCATTCATGACATTACTGTCAAATATGATTTCCCTGCCGATTTCATAAGCCTTGATGCAGGGTCGATTGGCGACCATTCGTTCACGAGGGATGTCAGCAACTCCCTTGGTCGATAACTGCTTGAAGACCTTGTTAATCTTGCGTTTCTTCATGTTGGGAAACAACTCCTGCAGGACTGACTTTGCGGAGTCATCACCTGCTATTATTGCCTCTGCCAAGTCAGGTGACTGTTGAGCAATTTCTTCCAGAGAAATGGGTGCGTAATAACGATCCACTTTTCTTTTCCAGTATACCCCAAGAACACTGGATCCATAGGTCAGAACATTACTAGCGAGGATAGTTGATTCCCTGTAAAATTCATCCATCGAAGTAATCGTCCACTTCAAATAATCGGTTACCAACTGGGCAAGCCTGATGTCACTTGGTTCAGTTGGAATTGCTTTTAAATTGCCCAAGGTTATTGCTCTCTTAAAAAGAGCAATATCTTCAGAGATGTACTGGTCAATCATGCCAACCGAAGTGTCACTTGCTCCGACCCAAGGCCAAGCATCTGTTCCTTCTTTTCGGTTCCGCTTGTTTTTACCTGCCCAGATTGAAAACCTTAGATCACGAGCGTCATCGGAATCATCAGTGTAATAACTTAAATTCTGGCGACATCTTGCAAGATCCTCCTGCAAGTCTTCGATATCTGGTTTTTCTGACCAAGTGTACTCTTCGTTCTCGTTTTCCACTGAAAATGTTAATTATAAATCAAGTTTTGAGAATTTAGACCTAAGTTTTTCCAGTGCTCGTTGCTCAGTGGTATGAATT